TAATGAAGCCCGTATCTGAATCTGTTGCTGTTCAGGAACTTGGGACGCGAGTTAGCAGGCATTTGGTTGCGCGTATTGCCTTACTTCGCGGACTTACTTCCATGGAAGCGCAATACTTAGCGGGTAGCGATATTGTTTCTCATGAAAAGCCTACACCAACGGCGAAACCACCACCGAGTTCTGAGGCAAGCAGCCCCACGCCTCAACGTCAAGAAGAGCCTTCGAAACCACCTGAGCAAGTTACATACACATCAGATGGGTTGTTGAAAGTGCCCGATGGATGGTCGTTATGGCAAGGTAACGCGGTTCCTGCAGAGCACAAGGAGATTCATGATCATTACACTTCTCGCGGCTTGACTCGCTACACGGGCATTTCGGGTAAAGAGGTTATTCACTTTTATTGGTCACCAGATCCTGCGATGCAAGAGGTTGACCCCTTTGAAGTACCTGATGCGAAAGGTAAAAAAGTTTTGGTTCAGGAGACACCTTATGGCCCTGGACACATTATCCCTCATAAATATTCAGGCCCTGCGGCTTAGGAGTTACTGTGGAAAACCAACACCCAGATCAAATAAAAGCATGGATTCAGTCTTGGAACCCGCGAGCCCTTTTAATGGATGGCTTTGACGACGCTCTGGTGGGTTCAGTAGGTCGAGCCGATTTTAGCGTCGTTGCTGTGTACGATCGCAAAAAATGCATCGAGGTACTCATGAAGCGCGATGGTATGTCGATTGAAGATGCCGATGAGTATTTTAGCGTGAACTGTGAGTCTGCCTATGTGGGCAGCGGGACTCCTGTAATCGGCTGTTTTGACTTTAGTGACATTGACTTAGAAGAGGCTCAAACGTACTTGGAAGATGCCAGGAAGTTGGCAGAAGCTGAGCAGGAAGAGTAGTTATGCCTATATACGAGTTTGAATGTAGAGAATGCGGAGACTTTGTTCAAAAGCTTCAAAAGTATTCAGACCCGTTTCCTGTGTGTGAAGCATGCAAGAAAGAAATGAGAAAGCTTATATCCAAGACTAGTTTCTCGCTGAAGGGTGCGGGTTGGGCCAAAGACAACTACGGTTTAAAAAATGGCTAACCATGTTACACTGTGCTCAGGAGGTTGACATGCCAGGTAAGCACAAAGGTAGACGTAAAGACAAAGCTGCTGAAATGATTAATAAAATGAAGGCTCAGCAACAAACGCAGGCGTTTGATCGAAAAAAGAAAACCGCCACCAGTAAAAAGAGTAAGTCAGTTTACAGCCGTGGTAAGGCCAAGTACTAAATGGCTGACGACCCTCAAAAGATGATCCGAGAAAAGATTGTTGCTGCCCAACAAGGTGGTGATCTTACTCAGGGTATGGGGGGTTTAGAGGCTAAAGCGCAACCCTCTGAAATGTCTATGGACAAGATGCTTCGTGATCAAGCGTATCGTCATCGACTTCAAATGGATAATTTTGATCGGCAGATAGAATCCATGCCAAAGGGCTCAGATCGCGATTTGCTGCGCTTAACTAAGTTGGAAGCGGTATACATGTTCCATCGTGACCAAGATCGATTCAAAGGTGATTCAAGCCCTTCTACAGATACGATTAACGCTGAGCAGTCAATGAAATCAGCGATTGACGAAGTGAACTCAAAATATGGTTCTGAGATTAAGTACCCTGACTTTGCTCGTGTCGGCGAAAAAGTAGGCGAAAGCGTTTTTCAGTAGTTACATACTGAAAGCATTACGGGGTTGCGGTTCATCCCCGTCTCTCTTTGCCTCGTAGTGCGGTCCCACTCGGTAAGGGTGTATCGAGTGGGGCCATTATCTACTTATGCTTAGCTTTTGAGTCCCATCACGGTAGACGCATCAAGCTGTGCTGATCGACGCATCTGATCCAGAATGTCTTCGACTTTTCTGTATTCACCGGTTTCGGTGCCGCTGCTACCGGTTCCCATGTTCATCATATCCATGCCTTCAGGCACAGGTTCCGGTTCGGGTTCTGGTTCAGGTTCTGGTTCTGGCTCGGGTAGAGGCCATATTTTACGGACTGCGCCTACGGCTTCGTTAGGGTCAACATTTTCTATAATGAGTGCGACCAACGCTTTTTTGGCCTCTTCGTTGCTTTTAATATCAGGGGCTGTTTCTTCCAGCCATCCATCAAACTCAGCTACTGCTGCTTCTACTTCAATTCGTTCTCTCTCTTCGTCAGCTTGTACCCTTTCAGCCTCTCTTTGCCTCAACGCTTCTCGTTCTCGGATAAGTTCTTGTACTTCACCCTTTGATGCCTCTTCTGCTCTACGTGTGAGTTCCTCGAACTCTCCACGCAAAGTCTCCATAGCAGACCTATGCGCTGTTTTAAGTTCGTCGATTTCTTTCTGTTTGTCTGCAAGAGGATCAATGTCACCGTGCATCCACTTTTGAACACGTATTTCTGAATCGCGCACACCTTTTTCACGGCGATCTAAATCACGGCGCATCTTGGCCATTTCATTAAACTTTTCGGTATAACCACGTTGCCAGTTACCGTGTTTAGTCTCCATGCCCTTTAAAACAGCATCCCTTACAGCGTCATCTAGTTTTTCATACCAGTCTTTGCTTTTTAGGTCTTCTATCTCACCGTTCCAGTCATACACAACTGGAGGCTCTTCTTGTAGCGACTCTGCTGTTTCTGCTGGTTCAGCTTCGACAGGTTCTGAATCAACGGTTTCAACTGCTTCTGATGGTGCTTCATTTACAGTTTCTACCGCTTCAGTGGCGGGTTGTTCGGTCATCATGCTCTCCTACATGGTGGGTTCGCCTGCAGGTCCTCCCATTGGGGGCATCATTCCTGCAGGCATGGGTGATTGATCCATCATTCCAGGGTCTTGTGGCTTGGCTTTTTCAGCCGCAGCTTTTTCCAGTTCCATCAAAACTTGGAAGTCTTCTGAAATAAGTTCTGCCAAATCCTCGCTGCTCATTTCGGCATACTTTGGAATGGTCTTTGAAGCGTCTAAGATTTCTTGGGCTCGCTCTTCAGACATACCCAACATTTCCATAAGCGGAGCGATATCGCTAGGCGCATCCTTTGGAGCCTCTTCCATATCTTCGGGCTTGTCTTCGGGCTTGTCCTCACCCTCACCACCTTCTCCGATGATGTTATCGGCTTCGTCCATCAATGGCTTCAGGTCTCTTGAAGGTACAACACCGCCTTCGGGCATTTCAGGCATAGCTTCGTCGCCCATGTTTTCTGCCATATCGTCAGGACCTTCATCACCGGGCATTTCTTTTTTATCTTCCATTCCCTCTTCAGCAGCGTACAGGTCAGGAAACTTCTTTTTGGCTTGATCATACCCAGGCTCTCCCTTGTAAGGAAGACGGTTACCAGTTTGAGGATCGACGGGCATAATAAACTCCAGTTGTATTTCTACTTAGAATGGGGAATCAAATCTTTTTCATCAACAGACATTAGTTCAAATGCGCTTTCAAGTCCAATAGCCTTTATGAACTTATTCGGCACGCTTTGACGGTCTCCAGTGCTTACATCTTCATAAACAGAACCGTCTGTCCGACCGTCCTCTTTGACATATCTTAGGGTACGGTCTTTTTTACGCGCAATTTGTTGCGCATGTTCAACCAGTTCAATGTCGTTAATAAGACTTCTGATGCTTGGGTCAGGCATTATGGACTTTTCTCGGGTACGGGAATGGTTTTACCTGCTGCTTTAGCCTCTTTTCGCAGTATTCGCCGTTCGTCTGCAAGTTGTTTAACCATTTTTGCGTCGTTTCCTCGCGCCTTACGGCGCTCCCACTGTTTGTGTAGTCGTTCATCCGTCCGTTGTTG